CACTGGAGTTGCCATCTCAGGACGTCGCCGAGTTTTTTTCCGCTTCCCGGACCTGCTCCTTGCGGAAGTTCTCTTCCTCGAGGGATTGCATGAACACGAAGTTCCACAGCCGCCACAGTTCCTTGTCCCGGAACCACTCCAGGGCCGTGTCGCTCGAATACGGGATCGGCTGGCCCGCATCGTCCTCGACGCCTTTCCAGCCCAGCAGGATCGTCTGGGACACCACCTCTTTCTGGACGTCGATACGCTGCTCGTCCGTCAACTCCTTGGCATCGAGCAGCACCTTGCGCTGTTCCAGGAGCTTGCGGTACGCCTCCTGGCACCGCTCATTGTTCCAACGGGCGATCTTCAAGACGATGTCGCCCGCATACGGCACCCAGGCCCCTTGCAACTCCTTGTCCAAGTCAGCGCGTATGGCGCTCAGCTTCATGCTTGATGCTCCTTTCGATTAGGCCACCGGGAATCGTGCGATACGGATCGTCACGTCCTCAGCGGCGTGTGCGTGCGCCGACCACGACAGCGGCACCATCACGTCGTCGTCCGGCCCACCCGCTACTCGCTGCCCCGCCGTGTACTTGACTGCCGGCAGGTCGATGACGTAGCCGTTGCCCGCCGGGTCTTGCAGGGACACTGCCAGGGCCGTCGCAGTGCCGTTGAGGTACTTGTCGTAGATCGTCTTGCTGGCGTAGTACGCTTCCAGCGTCCCCGAGACGATACAGCGGCCCGTTCCGATGCTCAGCACGCCCGAGCTTCCCACGATGGCCCGCTGGCGCAGGTTGTTGTTCAGGTTCAGGGTGAACGCCCGGATGCTCATCGCCGCCTGATTCTCCAGAAGGTTCTGGACATCCAGGGCGGTCATGTGCTCCGTCTGCGTCGCCGGGTCGTAGCCCGTACCGCCCGACGCCGTCTCGGAGCTTTCGCTGGACCCCAGGAACTCCAGGCCCCCCGTGATCTCGCCTTCCACCGGCACATTGAGCGACAGGCCATTGATCGCCATGCCCAGGAACAGCGACAACTCGCTCGACAAATCCGCGTAGGTGCGCTCCAGGTTGAAGGTGCTCAGGCTGGTCCCATTGACGATTGAGCCGCCCTGGACAATGGAGATTCCCGTGGCACTGGCCTCGTCGACCAGCGTGCCGCCGGAGACGGTGATTTCCGAGGTGCTGGCCGCCACCACCTTGAAGTAGCCGTTGTTGGCCGCGTTGGTGAATCCACTGACCTTGATCCACTCGCCCGCGGTCGGCGCGGTGAACGTGCCGGTGAATTTGTTGCCGGTCGCCGCCGCCGACACCGTGGCCGACGAACAGACGGTCACCGGAGAACCCCACGCCGAATCGAGCAGCGCCGCCGCCAGCAGCGCGTCATACGTGCCGTAGCTCAGCTCGAAGTTGACCCCGCACGACGCCGTGATCCGGGAGCGGCGAATCGACGCGATCTGCCGATCCGATAGAATCTCATTGCTATGGGACGACGCCACATCCTGCTTGAGGCTCTCGCCCGTGATCCGCAGGATTTGCAGATTGCTGCCGGTTTCCTGGACGCCAAAACTGGACTCGGCCACATACGCCAGTTGGACCCTCGAAGTGTCACTCATGCGATTCTCCTTTACGCTTGGTGCTCTGCCTCAAACGGGCAGAGGACATTGATTTGGTGCCGCCCTTCCTCAAGCCCCACTGGCTGCTGATAGGCCGTCAAATACCTCACGCCGCCGATCGACACGCTCGTAAACGCCGCCACGATCGCGTCGACCATCTCGATCAACTCCCCATCCCCCTGACCCGCCGGCCCAAACAACTGCGCCACCGCCAATCCCGAACGGCGATAGTTCTTCACCCCCACCGTTAATCGCTGCCCCGCCGAATCCCGAATGTAGAACCGGCACCACATCGAATTGTCCGTCGGCGGAGACTGCCCATCGTTGTCGTACACCGTCGCCAAGCTCTGGCCGTCTTCGATCAGGGTCTTGAACCGACTGCGAATCGCGTTGTGAATCTCCGTGTACGTCACCGGAACATCCTCTTGGCTTCTTCGATGGTGCGGGCCATCATGTGGTCGCCGGCAAACGTGCCTCGTCCATCCTCCAGGAACACGATGTAGACGACGTTGTTGGTGATATAGGTCACACTGAACGGCTGGGCTTCGGCTATCACACCGGAGCCCTTCTGGATCGTCCCCGAGCCGTCCGGGTCCGTGTCCATCGTGGCGGTTTCCGGGCGGTGGTTGTTCTCCACCTGCCAGTTGCCCCGCGCCCGCCCGGTCCTGACGCGGGTCTTCATCACCAGACTCTTCAGGGCCTCCAGCGCCACCTTCTGGTGGATCTGCCGGATCTTCTTCGGGACCTCCACGGCCGCGAAGGTCCTCAAGGACAGGTTGAAGTGATTCACATCCACTACGCCACCGCCTTCACCGCCAGCTTGTAAAGCACCACGTCACCTGCATACGCCACCGCCTCAACCGACACCACCGTCCACGTCTTCGAGGCGTACACCACTTCCATCTGCACGGCCGGCGTGAACTCCAAACCAGACGGTGATACATACAACAGGGCATCCGCCCAGCCCGGCACTTGGTCCTTGCGGTACTCTTCCACCGCCTTGGCCGTATGCTCGGTCGCCGTGCCCATCGTCCGCCTGCCCGTCGTCGGGTCGTAGCTCGACAATGCGTACTCCTTGAACACCGCATCCGCGCCGTACTTGGTCAACAACGCCAGGGTCTTGGCCGCCGTGATCGCCATATCAACCTCGAATGATCGTGTCACCCGCCGCGATCAACGCACGAACCAACGCATCGAGCTTGGGGTACTCGTAGCCATAGGGCTTGCCACCTGCATACGTCTTGCTCTCCGAGATCGGCCCGACCGATACCGACTCCGACACGATCTCGCCCGTCTCCGTGACCGTACCAAGCAGGTTGTCTCCGAGCACCACGCGCAGGGCCATCTCCGCACAAGCATCTTGGAGTTTTTGGGGCAGCGACGCGGCATCGAGCACGTATCCATCGTCGTCCTCCACAGAATACCTGGGCCACGCCAACGCCTGAGATCGAGTATTCCTGTAGCCACGCCACCGTCCCTGAAACCGGATATCGAGGTATTGCGTCGCTACAATCAGGCCGTTCTCCCTGGCCGCTGCCGTGGCCGCCGTCCAGTCGCTGGACCGGGTGACGTTGGCGTGATACGTGTCGGCGTCCGCCACCGACAGGTAACTGTTGGCGTTGCTCAGCCCCGTGCCGTCTTCCACCACGAAGGACGCCGACACAGAAATCGGCGTGCCTGTTCCGCTACCACCCATCAGCTTGCGACCTCCACATCGGGATCATTGAAGGTGTACCCGACCTTTTGCCGCCAGATATAGTAGGTGCCGCTCGAAATGTAGAACGTCACTTGTCCGCTCTCGTTCGTCGTGTCGTACGCCACGATATTCACGCCCGCCGCATCGGTCGTTGCCCACACCGCCGCCCCGGCAATCGGCAGGCCCGTAGACGAATCGGTCAGGGTGTACGTCCAGCCAGGCCCACCCTTGCCCGTCGTCGGGGCCGACCACGTCACGATGTACTCGGTGTAGAGCAGGTTCAGGTTGCCGGACTCCACGGCGTACAGGTCATAGCTGGCGCCGGGCAACCACGCCCCGGCCGCGATCTGGACCTCCCAGGAAGCGCCGCCCTGGTACGCCATCGCTCCTGCCGAGACCTCGCTGTCCGACCACACCTCACCGGCCGCATCCCAATACTTCCCGGCCTGCGCCCCTTCGGAGCATCGCAGGTACGCAGTGACCTGCCCGGAAGTGATCGGCTCGGCCGTAGTCTTGTGGACCACGTCGCACCGCACGGTATTCGCTTGACCTGGAATCGCCTGCTGCATCGCCCTGCCCTCTTACGTGAGGCTCACGTCAAGCTCGCCCGCCGCGAAGCTGGCCGTGTCACCGGAGCCGATTGTCTTGGGCTCGCCCAATGCCCCGGAGCCGGTCCGGTTGCCGCCCATGGCCGCGTCGTACAGCGCGAAGTAGTCCACCGTGCCCCACGATCCCGTCGCCTGCGGAAACGTAAGAGCCTGTGCGTTACTGGTCGCTCTCCCGCTGGCACTGTTCCAGTCGGCCGCCGCCGTCGCCTTGCGGGCGTAGCTGCCGCCACTGACCTCCGTACCCGCCCCTTCGGGGTCGCCGACAAACAGCGCCACGTACACCGTAGGCATCGTCCAGGCCGCCTTGCCCGTGTAGTGGTCCAGGACCTTGTTCGCTGCATAGTCTGAGAAACTACCCATCTGTCACCTCGTTTTTCGCTTGAGGAAGAGGAACACGCCCGCCAGATTGACCTCGCCCAAGATGATCAACCGGCCCGACACATCTGCCTCCATTGCCATCGAACCGGCCAGTGCCCAATCCGCTCGGACCTGACCGACCACCTGAGCCGTCCCGCTCAACTGGGCCGACAGGGACCGCATCGCCGATATGGCCCCCGACACGTTGGGAGTCGAGGCAAGCTGACCGGCAAGACCTCTCTGGACACACAACGCACCGGAAACACCGCCCTCGGCAGCAATGGAACCCGACAGCGTGACTTGTTCGCCCAGCAGACTGAGACTGCCCGCCACAGCCGTCTGTCCCGACACGTGACCGGCCAACAGACGACCCACCGACAGGCCGGCGGCACAGGAACTCTCTGCGGTCAACTGACCCGCCAAGGCCACCTGGCCTTCGATGGTCAGAGTCCCCGCCGCTGCACTGGCCGCTTCCAGCGACCCGCCCAGCGCCCACGTCACCGACAGGCCAGCCGCAACCTGCGTTTCGGCAGTTGCCGACCCAACCAATGCCAGCGCCACCGACAGATCGGCCACAGCCCCCGATCCGGCCGTCGCCGACCCGGCCAATGGTCGCACCACCGACAAGCCGCCGACCACACCCGACTGCCCCGTCACCTCGCCGGACAGGCCCCTCTTGACTGCCACCGCCCCGGACATTTGCGAGCCAGCCTGAACCGACCCTGCCAACGGCCTGTCTACAGACAAACCACCCGCCACCGCCGATTGTGCCTGAGCCGTACCGGCCA